CACGGCGCGCGGATATCGTAGTTTAGGAACTGGTCACGCGCTTCGACTGCGGCTTCTGCTGCGCTCATGCCTTGCTCACGGCGGCGGATATAGGTCGCCATGCGGAAAACCTGATCCTCCACTTGATACAGGGCGATCATCTTTTCATCGACTGTTTTGACGGCGCTGCCCAGCTTGGCGACAACTTTGCCAATCGCGCCAAACTGCCATTCCAATCCGCCCTTGCCGCCCTGCATGTCTTTGCTCAACTCAAGCATCAGCGGCTTCAGGACGTTATCGCGCAACTCCTGCGAAACCATGTCAGCGCCAAACGCGCCATTCCTAGCGGCCTCAATATATGCCGCATCGCCTGACGCCATTGACCGGATACCTGCAATCAAATCAGGGACTCGAACATCGGCCATATCCATAAGCATGAAGTTGGACATAACGTTGTTGACGTGAACCACGGGGCTGCGCGCGGTTTTCATAATCTTCCACTGGTTGTGGATCGCATGATAGAACGTCGGCTTATTCATTGCCTGTTGCTCAACAAGATCGCGCCAAATCTCGGCGCGGACGTAGCGGCCCGCCAGTGCGCCATAGCGATAGGCTTGGCTCTTGCTGATTTTGGTGTCTGGAACCAAAACCCACTTTAGACCGGGGTCGGCCCAGATACGTTTGATGAAGTTGTAACCGTATTGCTCTGGGTCCATATCAACGCGCTCGTTTTCGGGTGGCGTTGCGCGGGACCATTCCTCGTTCTCTGCAATGTCTTTGAAGAAACGGCCCGTTGCCAAGTCTTTTGACATTAGCTGATAGGTCTTTGCGATGGTGTAGCGCGCGTCCAGAATCTCGCCCATCTTTGTGCGCTCACCCTTGGTGAAGTCACGCCATAGGACGATCTTGGAACCCTTCTCGTCACGAACTTCAAAGGTGCCACGGCTGGTGTAGTTGTTCATCGCGGCAGGGATAGGCTTGTTCGCGGGCCAGTAAACCCGGCGCAGTAGCTTGCCCTTCTTTGCATCAACGCCTTTCAGGCCCGGTGTGCCGTCGCCCTCGCGCAACTCTAGGATCGTAACCTTCTCGCCCTTTACCAGACGGCCACGGGTGCCGCCTACAAACTCGGCGTTGTCGCGCATGATCCGGTCGCGTTCGACTTCCTCAAACAAGCCCCGGCCTTTGAACTGGTTGCCTACGATCTTCTGGCGGCGATTGCCAAAAAACTGTTCCGACCACTTCTGAACGTTTCCGTTTTCAAACTCATGCTTTTCATAGACGCGGTGCAGGTAGCTTGCGCGGTTCTTCTCGTAGCTTTCACGGCTGATTAGGCCCAGCGCAACCGCCTCCGAACCTAGACCGTCGATCGCTTTGCGGATTGGCTCGGCCAATGCCTGCATATCAGCATCGCCCACGGCCTCGCCCGTCAGGACAGCTTGCAACACCTTTGCCTCTGCGGCGTCCATATTGCGGCCCATAAGCGCCTTGATGTGTTCTGCGCCTTCTGCGGCAAGCATGGCTTCATCAATGCCGCGTTGGCGGTCGCGTTCGATGTATTTTGGGTCTTGCCCGTGTCGGTCGATCAGGCCCGTCCGCAAGACCTCCGCAAGAGGCTGCAAATATCCCATGTCAGTCTTGGTGATCACGTCCACAATCTTGTTGTGCGCCGCCTCGCCATACTTCCAGTTTCCATATTGGTCGATGCCGCCCACGGCCATGAACGGCACACGGAACGCTGCATCAATGGGTTGCGTCTGTAGGGCGTTGACGAACTGCGCCTGCCGCGTCTTGGCCGGGGTGCTGACCTCAACTGCGTTGGTCAAAGGTAGGCCCACAAACTTGCTTACAACGCTGTTGGCGCGCTGTTGTTCGCGGCTTACCGGGGCTTGGTTTTTGGTGCCAAAGGTGCGGCTTCCGTTTTCTGGCCGCGATCCGACTTCGCCAGACATTGCCTTGCCAAAAATTGACTCGCTGGTGTCAAAGCCCAGACCATTCGCGGCGTTGCGGATTGCCTGCACCATTCGCTTCATCTTCGCAAACGCGGTTGCGATCATGCCGGGTTGGGTGCCGTTGCCCTTTGCAGAACCCCAAGCGCCAAAGGCTTCGGCAATCGCTTCTTCAATCTGGCTTTCGCGGTCTAGGTTTGGATAGCGGCCCTCAATGTCGTATTTCTTCATCCACGTCTTAGCGGCTTCGGCTTCCAGCGCGGACCATTCCGCGTCTGTAAACAGGTTCATTTCCTTCATCGCGTGAATGGACTCGTGATACAGGGTCGCCATTAGATCGACGGACTGCCCGATCAGGATATTCATGTTGCCCAGCATATCCACGGTGAACGCGCCCTGACGGTCACGGCGGTTTTCGGCACTCACCTTGACACGTTGCAGCATCATCTTGTCCAGCGCGGCGCGCATGGCCGGGATCATGCGATCAGCGACGGACTCCGGCATGATGTAACCATCTGCGCGGCGTTCCTTTGTCGTGGTGCTGGCCGCTTGGTCGCGGCTGGAAAGCTGCGCCCCGTCGTCATTCAGCGATTCAATCTCTGGGATTACTTCGCCCGTGATCGCCCGCGCCGCGTTCCGGTTGGTTGTGGTCTGGTATTCAACGCCATTGTTGTCGGCAAAGACTGACAGGACTTCGGCCAGCATCGAAGGGGTGCGGACGTTTAGGCGATAGAACTTGTCGTTACGCTCCGTCCAGTCACCTGCAATAGCGCGAACCCTTTGGTTCAGTATGTATCGCTTGTGGCCCTGCTTCCTCACCAATAGCGAATATGCGGTTCCGTTGTAGCTGATCGACATAATGCCGTCGTCAGTCTGCACAACGCGCTCACCTTGTTCCACCGAAAGAAACTCGCCCACTTGTTCTGCGGACAGTTTAACCGGGCGGTTGCGCAACTCGGCCCCGGCTTCAAAGTTTTTCGGTAGCATGACGCCTTGCTTCAAGGTGCCGTTGTCGTCGGTGTAAATGACGATCTGGCCGCGCTGTAGCAAACCGAACCCGGCAGGAATGTTGCCCGTGATCATCTGGCGTGTCTCGCGGCTGTCAGACTGCCCAGCGGCAAACGCTTCGATCACGGAATTGCGCTGGCGGTTTGGAATCTCGCGCCAAGTGTATCCTGCATCGCCGTTGAAAAAGCCCGATATGGGAACGCGCATTTCCTTGCCTGCGTCGGCAATGGCAATCCGAACCACGATGTTAGACGCGGCTGTTGGGTTGCCCGTCACGCGCTTGATATCAATGCCCAGCGACACGGCGGCAAAACTCTGCGCGGACTCGCCAACGCCCTGCGATATAATCCCGGCGCGGCCTGCTGCGAGGGACTCCATCATACCCGCAATGGCGCTGAAACGCTCCTGAAGCCCGTCTCTCGCTGCGATTATCCGGTTAATGTTGTCTTGTGCCGCGCTCCGTTGCTTGTCTGTTGCTGCTGTTTCCAGCTTTCTAAGCGCAAGGTCCAGTCTATCGGACAGCTTCTTTTCTGCGCCGCCCAGCATCCCGCGCAACGTTTCGACTTGGGTGTTGACGTAGCTGCCACCATCTTCGCCGTCTGTCGCCTTTTCAACTTCGGCTTCAAGCTGGTCTGGCGAATAGGGCTTGCCCAGTCGCTTCACATCGACCGTCTCAACGTAAGAGGCTTGGCCGAACGGTGAACTTTCGTCCCTTGCCGCGACAATCTCTGTCGTATTGACGGTGCGCGCGTCCAACTCTAGGACTTTTGCCTCTAGGGCGTTCATCCCCATGCTATCTAGCGCGGCAATATAGTCCTGATATGCGCCCTCAATGTCGTTGTAGATACGGGTAACTTCGTCAGGATGGATCGACACTAGGCGTCCGGTAAACTTCGCGGCAAGGCCGTCTAGCTGAACTGCCGGGGCGGTTGCTGCCGGAACCCCGATATCAAGCTGGACGGCAAGCATTTCGTTTTCGCGCAGGTATTCCGCTACAACGCGGTCGCCGTATGAATTGAGGAAGTCCACCACGTTATCCAAGCTAACCGCGCTCTTTTTGTTGGCGGTCGTGTTGGCGTTCAGCGATGCCATTTTGCGCATCAGAACGGCGGCTGGCCGCTTCTCAACGGCAAGGTCAGACACGGCAATGGTGTAGCTTGGCAATTCGATTTGGCCTGTCCGGTGGATACGGCCAAGCATCTGCATGAAAATGTCGATGTTCGGTTCTGGTTGCAGAATGATCATGTGCCGGGGCTTGCCGTCGTTTCCATCGCGGCCAGTAGCGTGCATCGAAAACCCGGTGGACCCCGAACGGTTGATGACAAGTGCATCAAGATCGCCGTTGTTAAAGGCGCGCATCACGCGCTTCTTTGCGGCTGGGCTTGCTTCACGCGATGCCATGATGTTGCTGCGAAGCGTCATGTTCCGGCCCGTGATTTCGTCGCCGTTGATTCCAGCTTTTGCCAATCCGTCTAGGATCGCGTCAATGGGCGAACCGGGCAGGCCGGACAGGTTGCTATTCTGAATGAACGCCTTGGCTTCATTGAACGCATCTAATGCCCCTGCGCCGCCATGTTCGCGTATCTGGCTGTCTGTCAGGTAAACGTAGGTCTTGTTCTCAAACTCGTCCTTGACCGTGATCCGGCGCAGGCGCGCAAGGTAACGCTCAAGAATCTTGTTGAACGGGACATTCAGTTCATCGCCAATGCTAACGCCTGCCTCGGCAGCGGCTTCGCTGATAATGCTGGCGTTGGTGTTCGACAAGGCGATGATGGGCTTTTTGCCCGACTTGTGGATCTCAACCGCCTCGGCAATGACTGCCTTGACCTTGATCGCCAGAAGGAATTGAGACGCCAAGTTGTGCATGGTGGACGCGAAGTTGGTCGAGGACATACCCGCTTGACCCACGGCTGCATCGACTACGCCCGCCAAGCCCTGCTCTGCGGCGTCTTTGATGTAGTTCTCGCGCACGTCCTGCATGACCTGCACATCAAGGTTAAACAGGGACCGGATAACCTCTGCGCCACGTTCCGCCATTGCCCGGTCTGTGACCATTTCCTTCATGCCCATTTCAACGCCCACGAAAGAGCGTTCACGGCGGGCATACTGGCCGGACTCAACAAGCATGTTAGCCATGACCTGTTGCAGCGGGACGCCGCCTGCCGTGATCATGCCTTCAAGCTGGTCGATGTTGTCCACGGCAAGGCTCAAGTCGGTCTTGGCGTAAAGGGACATAACAGACGGGTTCTTGGCGTAGGTCGCGGATGAAAACACAACGCCTTTCGATGCCGCCAGTAATTGCCGGATGAAAACAGAACGCGGCATTTTGCCGTCCTCTGTGTCGTTGCCCGCACCTTTGACGCCGCCTGCTTCATGGCTTTCGTCCAAGATAAACATGGCGCGCGGGGCAATGGATTCCATCGCAAACATGCGGTCTGTCGTCTGGCCCCGATACTGCTGCATCTGGCTGTATGTCGTGAACAAGTATTTCACGCCTGCGGGCAGGGTGCCTTTCTGCGTGATATGGCGAATGGCGTCGGCCAGCTTCTTTGGCTGCAAACTGGCAAGGTTATCTTCGGGGTCAGCACTTAGGGAAAGAACGTCTTTCCCCTTGTAGTTGGTGTTGGTGATCATCACGCTCTTGTCTGCGTCGGCCATGCCGATATCGCGCATGTCGCGTATCATGTCGGCGTAAAGCCCGCCGTCCTTTGACACGAACACTGGGGCCATGCCGTTGCGGTCGGCATAGCGAAGCATAGCGGCCACAAAGCGGCCTTTTCCTACGCCTGTTTGGTCGCCAATAATGAACGCTTTGCCCTGCTCAACGTTGTCGATCGCTAGGGCCAATGCGTCCATCTGTTCAGCGGAAAAATACCCGGCCTTGCCTTCGACTGGCTTGATTGCCTGCTGCTGGCGTAGCGCAACCCGCGCCCGTGCAACGGCCTGCGATGCCTTAATGACGGCAAGGTTGGCTTTGCGCACGTCGCCGCGCTTGGTCTGCTGCTGTGCCGCCTGCATCGCCTTTTGCAAATCGGCCGTTTTTAGGCGCAAGTTTACCTGCGCGGCAGGAACGTCCGACCCGACCTCCATGACGCCCAGCATTTCGTCGCGGGTGTAGCCCAGCTTTCTAGCAAGATAATCGTCAATGTCGCCAACGCGGGATTCAAGCGCGTCCAGCGCGCGGGACATTGCCTGCTGCATGTTCTTCGGCACAAGGGTGCCAACGGCAAACTGCGAGTTTGAACGCGGCTCATACTGGACTTGGAAAGACGTTTCGGCTTCGTCGTTTTGGCGATCTACTCGCTGCGGCGATACAGTTGGCCCATCCAGTCGCTTAGTTCCGTTTCCTCCAGTTCCTCCAGAGTCGGGGTTAGCACCTGTTTGATTTTGTCCGTTGGTATCGGCCACGATGTTCCCAGCATCCCCGACAATTCCGCCAGTGTCTCCGACTCGAATACCAGTATCGTTCCCGTCTCCGATGGGTCCGCTGTCACTGACAGGCCCTCGTAGTCCTCCGCCAGTTGTAGAATTTCCTGCACTTCCTGCGGGTCCGTCCGTTGTATCATTCGGTCGATCCTGCCCGCCAATGCCCCCCGGTATTGATCCAGAGTCAGGGGCGCTGTCGGTCGATTCATTGCTACTGTCCCGATCCCCGACTGCGATGCTGCGGGTGTCCAAACTATCCGTGCCATTCAACCGTTCTCCTAGTGAGTCCCACGTCGAATAGACTGCGGGTGCTTGTGCCATTGGGTAAGGCTTGGCGCTTTTGCCTTTGCCTTTGATCACTATCACATCAACGGGCCATGCCGCGCCCTGCTTAACGTATAGCTTGCCTGCTGCGGTGAAGTGTTCGGTGACGTTGTAATTGTCGTATAGGGTTTTGAAGAACGCGCGGCTTCCACCTTTAGTATATTGGTCGCGGCGCTCCTCTTGTGTAGACCCTTTCTGGCCCCCGATGATCAAAACTGCGGTTCCGTCGTCCGGCAACCCGTCCAGACCCAGCGCCGATATGGCGTGGTCAATCTCGTTCGACTGGATGCCAAGGCCGCGCAGGTCATAAACCGTTGCCATGCCCACTTCGTTGCGGACCTTGCCGAACGGCGGGTTTGTGATCAGCGTGTCGTAAGGCGCTGGGGTGGCCTTCATGGCGTCACCAGTTGTCACCGTAGCGTCAGGGCCTAGCGCGCGGCGAAGGCCGTCTGCGCGCTCTGCCTGTAGCTCGTTGGCCTGAATGTTGGCCGGGGATGCTTCCATCAAAAGCATACCGTTGCCTGCGCTTGGCTCATAGACCACGGAGTAACCGTTAATCTCGGCAAGCCGGGACGCCAGATATGCCAGCGGGACCGGGGTGGAATACGCCTGCATTTCAACGCTGGTGCTGGTGCGCTGTGCAAGGTTGGGCTGTGCCGCGTAAAGTTCGACCATGCGCTCGTAAGTCTGCGCCTCGGTCATGTCGCTGGATGCTTCGATGATGTTGCGCGCGTGGATAACCACGGCCAGTTCGATAGCTTCTTCCACGGTCTTAGACATTTCGGGCGTGTAGGCTTTGCCCGTGTATTCTTCGACTGCCTTGCGGGCAGATATGATGGTTGGAAAGTCTTTGCCACTCGCAAAGGCTTGGACAAACCCGGCGACAAGGCGCGTCTTGAAAACGCTGGTCTGATAAAACGGCGAGTCCGTGATCGGCGCGGCGGGTGTGGTCGGCGCGGGGGTTGTGATCGGCGCTGCGTCGGGTTCAGCGTCACCCAAGAAATTAGTTACGGCGGCTTCACGCACAAAGATGCCGTCGTCCTTCTTGAAGGAATAGGCGTCAACTTCTTTTGCTTCGTCTTTGGTCAGGTCAACCACATACCCGGTCAGCGTCTTGCCCTTGGCCGTGACGTGTTCGACCGTTCCGCCCTCTTTGGCCTTGCGCAGTTTGTCAGCAATGGTCTGTGGCTCTTGCGCCGTAGGTGCCGGGGCTGGCTTCGGCGCTGGTGCGGTTTCGGTTTCGGCTGCGTCCGGCGCTGGGGCTTGGGCTTCCGCGTCGTTAATTTCAATGTTCAGGCGGGCCAGTTCCTTAATGACTTCGCTGCTGCTGTCCATGTCGGAAACGGACTCGCCGTTGGATTCCATTTCGTCGCGCTGGTCGTTGTAGGACATACGCAGATAGCGGCCAATGATCGGCAATTTTAGTCCGGTAACTTCCAGCATGTTCAGCGCATAGTCGCGGAAACGCCGAACGCCGGACTCAATGTAAAGGCCCGCGCTTTCCAGCGCCATAGATACCAATTCAGGGTCAAGGCCCGCGTTTGTCTGGTTGCGCAACTTGGCCGCGATAGCCGCTTGAAGTTCAGCTAGGCGCGCTTGCTTTTCGGGGCTTAGACCACTTGGACGCTTGGCCGGGGCTGGCGCTGCTGCTGCCGGGGCCTTCGGTGCTGCGGCCTGCGTCGGTGCTGGTGCTGCGGTCGGGTTGGATAGCGGCGCGTTCATGCCGTCATTAACCATCGACTTGATAGCGGCCTCTGCGGTGTCAAAGGTGCCAAGCTGCTTGGTCGGCGGATTGGTGACGCCGCCCGGTCCCTGACCTAGATCGGTGTCGCGCCGTGCAATGGCGATCCATTTCTTGTCAGCTTCGCGGTAGTTGATGTTGACAAGATAGGTGCGGCTTCCGGTCCCGTCTGATACCTTTTTGCTCCAAGGCCCGTTTTTGGATTGGGTAAAGCCTGCGTCAGTCAATGACGCCGTGTCGATTACTTTTGCTGCGGCCTTGTCTGTGTCTCGGACTGCTGCCGCTGCTGCAAATTCAGCGTTGGTAATTGCGTCCTCTGCCTTTGTCGTGATCGCTTCGTCGGCGTTGCCGATGATCTCGGCGGCATTGTCGGGGTCTGTCGCATATTCGTAGTTGGAGTCTTTGTCGGTCAGAACCAAAGAGCCGTCAGCGCCAACTAAGATGTTCTGCGTCGTGCCGTCCTTGGTGCGAATATAAACGGGCAATTCGCCCGGTTGACGGACAAACCCTGCGGCCTTCAACGCGGCCATGTCGGACTCGGTCGCGTCTTTTGTCATGCCGTTGGCGGGCGCGTCGGTGTCGGCCTGCATCCGCTTTACTATCGACTTCTGGTTTTCAATCCGGTCGGCAAGGCGCGAGTCGCCTACCATGCCATTTGCCGCCTGCTCGTTGTTCATATCAAGAAGGTCGTTCATGGCGTCGGTCAGCGTGTAGTCAGTATCGCCAAACTTTGCGCGCGGACGATCTGCCTGCGCGGGCGCGTCGATGCCGTTATCAGGCTGCGCGCCCTGCTCGAACAAAGCGCCTGCGTCGGCGCTGTTGCCGTTTAGAGTGCCGGCCTTTCCCTGATTGGAACGAACGGTAACTTCGTCGCGGTCGCGCGCACCCTTGCCGCCGTCGTCGGTCGGCAGGTCGCCAAACATTCCGCCGTCTGCGTTGTCGCCTTCTGGCGCTGCTGCTGGGGCTGCTGTCTTGATCGGCTCCCCAAACATATCAACGTCGGGGGTGCCGGGGCTTACTTCTTGGTTCGGAATTGGTCCTTGTAGCTGGCTTCCCTGATTGCCAGCCCCGCCGCTAACAGATTCAGTTCCGTTAGCGTTTTGGACCTCTGGCCCGTTGATTGCGTCGAGGAAGGATTTGACGGCTTCTCCGATTGCTTTGGGGTTTGCTGCGAGTTGGTTGGCTGCTGCTGTAAGGGCTTCACTGACTGGGCCTTTCATGTTTGCCTGCGACCGAATGTAATCGGTCACGCGGGTTACGTCGTCAACAATCGTGGCATTGCCAGCTTGATTTAGCTGGTTGCCCGCGTTCTGGATCAGGTCAGACTTGTCCAGCAACGCCTTAAAGACTTTTCCCTTTAGCGTGAGCCGGGACATCGTTGCGTCGATGATCTTGGCGCGCTCAAGATAACGGTTGGCCGTCACCTCTGTATCGCCAAACATATCTGTTTGCGTCTCGGTCGCGGTCGTCTGCATCGCCTGCGCGACGATGGACTCCACTTGGCCCAAGTTTTTAATGCCGGGTTCCAGCTTCTTCAACAGACCCATGATCGGGGAATGTGCCGTGGTGTCTGCAACCATGCTGCCGACAACCGCCGCCCACTCGTATTTGACAACCTTGTTGACCGTCATGCCAAAGGCGTCGTCTGACAGCTTTGCCAAGCCCTTTGCGTTGCGCACAAGCGCGGACGTTGGCGGCAGGTTCAGCGCCTCAATCTCTGTCGGCGTCTCGCGCAAAACCTTGGCTGCGTCGATAGGGGTGCCGGAACCTTGCCGAATGTTCTTGAGCGCGGCCAGAGTCCGAACGTCGGCGGGGGTGTATCCGTCCACTTCGCGGATAATCTCAACCGTCCAAGGGGTTTTCTGACCTTCCGCCTGCAAACGCTTTGCCAAGCCTAGACGCTGGTGGCCGTCCGCAACAACGCGGCGTCCGTTTGCATATTCATAGATGATCGCGCCAGTGGCAGACCGTTGGTCCCAGCCCTTCGTTCCCTGCAAAACAGTTGTCACGCCGTTCTGGTCGCCGTCGTCTTTGTATTGGAATACCTTGGCGTCAGTCTCAATCTGCCCGACCTGTTCGCTCGTCAGGTTGGTGATGTTGATGCCGTCAGCTTGGTCTTGTGCCGCCTCAACTTGTGGCGCGGTCAGACCTTGGCTTACTGCTGCCTTGGTCGGCGCTACGTCGGGGGCCGGGGCGTTCTGCTCCTCTGCCGCAATGCGGTCAGCGGCGTCCTTTTCCCAAAACGCTTTGGCTTCGTCGTCCTGCTGTTCAACGGTTGGCGATGGAATTGGGGCGTCTGTGGGGTCAGCTTCTTCCTCGCCGTAAAGGGTGCTGAAAGGAACCGCACCTTCGGGCAGATTGGGGTTCTGCACGGGTGCCACGGGCGCGGCCTGCGCAACGGGTGCCACTGGGGGTGCAATGGGTGCCACTGGGGGTGCAACGGGTGCTGGTGCGCCTGTCAGTGCGCCAGACAGGCCCGCGTCTTGTGCCGGGGCGGTAGGCTGGATGGGAGTTGTCCGGCCTGTCCCGTTGATCACGGACTCCAATACGGCTTTGCCGTCGTCAATCACGTCGTTCTGGATCGGGCTTTCACGGTCGGCTGTAGTCAGCAACGGGCTTGCAAGGCGGTCGCGGTCGCGCCCTGCGTTCAGCGTGATAGGGGGCGGTGGACCGTCTTTCTGCATACCCAGCGCGGCCATTTGTGCCGCCGTCTGTGGCAAGCCCATGCCAACGCCTGCAATGGCTTCGGCCAAAACGTCGGCGGGGTTGTAGGTGCCTGTCGTCGCAACGGACGCGGACAGTTCGCCCAGACCCTCGCCAAAGCCTTCGACCAATCCGCCTGCCGCAATGTATGCCGCACGTTTGGCCTTGCCTGTAGCGGTCGCCGCATCCGCGATCCAGCCAGCGGTGCCAGCGGACACGGCGTCAATCGCGCCGATGATGCCCGCCCGCGTTGCTGCGTTCTGCAACACGCCGTCAAAAATATCGGGGTTCTTGTCGAGGAACATTTCTGTGGCAATGCGATCGGTCGAGTCGATCTTGTTCTCGGCATAGATTTCAGAAAGCGCCTGCGAAACAGACATACCGTATTCTGTGGCTGCGGAAATAGAACCGCCTGCCGCCGCGCCGCCTACTGGGCCTGCAACCGCGGTGCCTGCAACCGTTCCGACAACGGCGGGTGCCATTGCTGGGAGGGAGCGCAGGATTGCTTGCCGCGTGATCGCCCCCGGTTCGCGCAGGAATTTGCCAAGCGGTTCGATCCATCCGGTAGAATTGGCAAAGTCGTCCATGCGCGCATCTGTCGGGATAAGCGCCAGCTTCTTGCCGATTTCGCCAATGTTGGCGGAACCTTCAAGAATAGACGCGCGGCCCCGTGCTTGCTCGGCTTTGCCTTCTGCCAGTGCCGCGCCGATGCCGCCAGACCCAAGCGCGAGTCCAAGCTGGTTACGCTCCGCGCCAAGTTCGGCATATCGGGCTTGAAGCTGCGGCCGATTTTCGCGCTGGCTTCGGTCCTTCAGCGCCGTTTCGATCTGCGCCATTTCGCGCGATACGTCGGCAAGCTGTCGGTCTGCGTTGGTGCCAATGTCTTGCTGATACTTGCCGCTGGCCTCGTCCGCGATGCCGGGTGCAACCTTGCTTAGTGCTTCCCAGCCCTGCTGTGCGGAAAGAATACCCGCCGTCGCGTCCTCTTTGAGCGTCGGGCCAACGGTGTTTGCCAGTGCTTCACGCTTGGCAACTTCATCTGCGGATAGCTGTAGGCGCAGAACGCGCGCCGCTTCCTTGTCCACGTCAAGCTGTGCGGCGTAAGCAAGTCGCGCCTCTTGCTCCTGTGCCTCTGGGCTTGCTGGCAAGGTTGGTGCGGCTGCGGCAGACGCGGCCAGTTGTTCGGGGGTCAACTTGCGGCGCTCGTCACGCGCCGCTTGTTCGGCTGCGGCGCGGGCTAGGCGCGCTTCTTCTTCTTTGCGTTTGGCTTCTTCTTCGGCCCGCTTGCGCTCTTGCGCTAAACGGGCCGCTTCTGCTCGGTCGGGGGCATTGGGGTTAGAAGTCTGTCCGCCTAAAAATTCTTCGTCTGTAAGGGTGGCCTTGGGTGGTATTCCGAAAAATTCTTCGTCGGTCAGAATCTTAGCCATTCAGTAATTCCCATCCTATGCCATTCCATGTGGCGAGTGTTCCGCTTGGACTGCGGTAGACCTGTCCTGTAACGCGCTTGGTTGGATCGTCAGGCGCAGGGCCGGGTGCTGTTGGTGATTGTGTAGCGGCGTCCGCTGTCGGTGGCGATACTGTTTCACCTCCAGTTGGTTGAATGGTTGGCTGCTCGTCGTCACGCGGCGTAAAGGTCTTTTTCCAATCGCCCTTCTCTGTAACCGGGGCGGTGTCGGCAAATACCCAGTTCTGCCCGTCGTCAAGAACGGTAACTTCAAAATCCATGCGGCGAAGCGCGTCGTCCTGCGCCTGAATCTCCGTCATGGTCGGGTATGTTTCCATCAGGCGAACAACCTCCCCGGTGAAGGCGTCAATCGCGTCTTGATCCACGTCGCCAAATTGATCTTTGAATCGGCCTTTGATGGTGTTCACAAAGGAAGCGGACAGCTTAACGTCGCGCGCTTCTGTTGGTCGGGTGACAGGCTTGCCCCCCACCAGATACGGGACCATTTCTCTTGACCCTTTGACCGTTCCCATACGAACCTCTGTTGCACTTCCATCGGGGTTAGGTATCCATTCCTCGCCCGACAAATTGCCGTCCAGTGCGCCGTTAATTCCGTATTGCTTTTCAAGGGCGGCTTTAACGTTGGCCGGGGTTTTATCATCGGCCAGAACCAAAGCATCCGCTTCGGACACTTGCCGTGGTGTGACGCCGTTGCGGAAGTTCTCAATCGCCCGGTCAAACGCATCAGGCGAAACCTTGCCAGTGTTAAACCCATCCCAAACGCCAGCAAGCGCTTTGCGGCTTTCTTCGCCCGGTGCCTTGCCTTTGAGCGCTTCGGTGGCAAGGTATCGCGCCATTTGATCCTGCACGTCTTTGGTAAAGACGGTATCGCCAGACAGGCCAAGCGCCTTTGCCACATAGCGCCGCGTCGTGCCTACGATCTGATAGCGGCCAACCGGAGTCGCAAAGTCGCCCTTGGGATTGTTCGCCTTCACCCACTTGCCGTATTCGCTGTTCAATCCGGCAAACTGGTCAAGTTCGTCCAGCGTCATGCCTGTCACTTGGGTTCCGGCGTATTTGTTACCGTCGCGCTGGGCGTGACCATAAAGCGTATCGTAGTTTCCACCTACTTCGCCTTCAACGCCGTCCATCAGGCTAAACAAATCATCCTCGTTGACAGCGCCCCTAAGAGCGTCGGCGTTGCGCGTGTTAAAGGCGTCCGTCTGGCCTGTTGTGTAGGCCCGATCCTCGTCGCGGTCGGCTAGATCGTTCTTGCGATCCTCTGCCCGTCTTTTGTCCTCGCGCTGTTCGCGCGCCAGTTCTAGCGCGGCAATGCGCTTTGCCTCTGCCTGCGCAACAATGCCGTTGCCCAAGCCCTCTGTGGCCCCGGCCAGCCCGTAGGCGAATACGTTGACCATTTATGCTTGCTCCATGCCTGCGGGTGGCGGTGGCCCCGGCTGCGCCCCGGCTGGTGCCGCGCCTTGAAGCATCTGCTCAAGTTCGCCGCTTTGCTCCGCTGCCGCGATATCCTGCATACCCTGCTGGGCGGCGTCGGGGTTTATCTGCCCAGCGCCTTCCATGAGCGATCGGTATTCGTCGGCGGCTGCATAGAACGCGCCGTCAACTTGATCCGGTTCAAATTGAGGCCCGCCGCCTTCCTCACTGACTTCAACAAGGGCTTCGACAATTTCAGCGCCGCCCTGCAAAACAATCTCGTCGTCAATATCAACGCCAGAGTCTTGCGCGGCCTGCACCACGCGAAAGGCAACGTTGGCGGCAAACTTGCCCAGTTCTGACACTGGGTCTTTTGCTGCCTTCACAACCTTCAAAAACGCCGTGGTTGTCTCTGGCGTGTAGATCGCCATTTGGGCCTGCGAAACAAAGGTTTCATAGATTTCCTGTTCCTCTGGAGTCACGCCTTCATCTGGCGCACCCCCCGGCTCCATCCCCGGCTGCATCGCTTGAGGGTCAACGGGCGGCATTGGCTGGGCTTGTGGGTCGGCTTGCGCGGGGTCGGGCGCGTTTTGCATTGCCCCTTGGATTCCGTTGTTCATCTTGGCGTTCCTTATGCCCGGTCAATCATGCCGGTAGACTGGTTCCACTGGTAGCGCGGCGCGGCTTGAGGCTTTTCATCACGCCTCGCGTAGCTAATCGGGGGGGCTGCTTGGCCGGGGCGGGGCGCGGTGTTGTAAGCCGTCAGGTCCATCGCATCGCCTGCGCCGTCGTAACTGTTTGTGATACGGTTCTGCTCTTTCTCAACCGCCTTTTGCTCGTCCTTCGCCGCCATGCCTGTCGCCAAGCCCTGACCCAGACCCGCAATAGCCGTGCCGCCTGCTGGTGACATTAGGAATTGACCGATACCGGATTGACCAAAGCCAGCCAGCATACCGCCAACGCCGCCTGCCGCTGGTGCCGCCGCTGCTGCTGCTGCTGCTGGTGCCGCGATAGTCGGTGCCGCCATAAACGAACCGCCCGCTGCTGCTGGTGCTGCCATAGTCGGTGCAACGCCTGCCGCCGCTGGTGCGCCTGCCGCCCCTGCTGCCCCTGCTGCGCCCGTAGCGCCGCCCAGTGCCGCCCCGATACCGCCAACGGCCAGACCTGCCATGCCGCCAACTTGCGCGCCCTTTGAAAAGCCGCCGCCCATTGCCATGCTGCCGAGTCCGGCAATCGCGCCGTAAGTTCCGGCCTTGGTTAGCGCTCCGGTCAGGACCGTGCTAACCAAGCCGCCCGCTGGTATCCCGATTGCACCCAAGCCAGTCGATACCGCCGCCCCCCAACCGCCAGCCATTGCGCCAACGCCCAGTGCCGCGCCTGCGGTGAACACGATTGCGGCGACTGCCAACGCGGGCAGGGCCACCTTTTTGACAAACTTGCCGACCTTCTTGAAAACCTTGCCGATCTTCTTAATGAAGCCACTCATCGCTTGATATCTTTCTTTAGGACGCTGCCAAACCGGACCATTCCTAGACCTTCTAAAGCGCGTGTTACGGGTGCATCGTCAACAATGACATTGGTGTTGGCCTGCATGATCGCCACGCACAACGGGGCTGCTTCTGCCCATTTGTGCATGGCCTTCACCAACTTGATCGCATCGCGGGGGTTTGCGCGCTCTGTGCAAATCCAATGTGCATCTGTCGCTTCCAGCTTGTCGGTGAAGCTGTAAAACCTCTGCAACAAGCCAATGATGAACCCTTCAACCGTTCCATCGTCCGTCACCGAAACAGCGGCGAAGGTCGATCCTTCGTGATGTGTGCCGTGGCGCTTCACCCCGGTCAGTGCGGTGGCGCGCGCCGCCGCCTCGTCAAAGCTGCAAACGTCGGCGTTGGCGTATTCCGAACGGTCAAACGCATCGCGCATAACCGCCACAATCCCCGGTATGTCACCGAATTTCGCAACTCTTATCATGTGCGCAACGTCGTGGTTCCGGTCGTCTTGGTCCCGGCCCAGTTGATGTTCACGCTGTAAAGGCTTTCCACCATGACCGTTCTGGCGGTCAGGTTAGTCTTGGCAGACGCAAGCATTTTTGTTCGTTGATCTGCGGTCAGGTCTTTGTTCGCGTTGATCGTGTTCACCTCGTCACCATACAAACCGTGGAATGTGGAAAGCATGTCAGACGCGGCCTTGTTGTCGTTCTGCTTTAGGCCAAGGCTTGCGATCTTCTCTTGGCTCGTCCGTTCAAGCGCGGATTGCCCAGACCGGAAATTGTATTCAGACGCCGCCGCCTTTCCTGCTGCGGTCACGGCTGCGGACGCCGCCTTTATCTCTGCGTCCGTCCGCGCGTTTGCGGCCAGCTTGTCGGCTTCAATCGTCGCCTTCTGGGTGGCTGTGTCAGCGGCGCGATTGAGGGTGTTTTCTTTGGCGTTCGCTTGGATGCCCGTCAGTTGTTGGCGGTCGGTCGCGGCGATGTTCTTGTCCGTCGTCGCGGAGTCGGCATTGATGCCAACCTGCTGCTGGCGATCCTGCGCCGCGATCAATCGGCCTTGGCTGTCGCGCTCTGCCGTGATGCTGCGGCCTTGTGTGGCTGCATCGGCGGCAATGCTTCGGCCCTGCGTTGCTGTATCAGCGTTGATACCTGCGGTCTGCTGGTCCATCGCGGCTTGAAGCCCCCGTCCCTGCGTTGCTTCGTCCGCTGCAATAGTCTTGTTTTGCGATGCAATGTCCGCATTGATCTGGGTCAGTTGTTGCTTTTCAGCGGAAGTCAGTGCGCGGCCCTGCGATGTTGCATCGGCTTCTATCTGGGTGGCTTGCTGCTGTTTTTGCGCAACGATAGTCCGCGCCTGCGCTGCGGCTTCGGCTGTGATAGACTTGTCCTGCGCTTTCGTGTCGGCCCCGATCTGGGTCAACTGCTGCTTTTCTTGAGATTGAATCGTCAAGATTTGCGATTTTTCCGCTGCCGTCAAAGCGCGGCCTTGCGATGCCGCTTCGGCTTCGATGCCTCTAATCTGGGCCACGGTTTCAGCCCGAATAGCTGTAACCTGCGTTGCCGTGTTCGCTGCGATAGTGCGGCCTTGAACCGTATTTTCCTGACCGAATCCAGCTTGCTGCGACTTGTCAGCCTGCCGGAATCCAGCGGCCTGCGTCTTATCTTCTTGCGCAAACCCTGCCGCCTGCTGTCGGTCGCCATAGGCAAACTGGGCGGCGTTGGTCTTATCTTCCTGCCCAAAGCCCGCCTGCTGCTGCTTGTCCGCCTGCCTAAAGCCTGCGGTCTGCATCTTCGTTTCCTGCCCAAACCCCGCCGCTTGTTGGCGGTCGCCATAGGCAAACTCTGCGCCCTGCATCTTGTCTTGTTGAGTAAACCCACGGCCTTGCGTTGCTGCGTCTGCGGCGATCTGTCGGCCCTGCTGCTTGTCCGCCTGACCAAAGCCAGCTTGCTGTTGGGCCAATGGGGAAACAAAGTCGAGGGCGGCGCGAACGCCTGCGCCGGATGAAATGCTGCTGTTCAGCAATCCCCGTGCGTTTCCAGCGGCGCGGCCCTGTGCCGCCGCCGCCTTCATCATCGGGTTTTGCTCTTTCATCATGTCGCCAGCTATTTTGCTAACGTCGGTTCGGGGGTCTAGCGCCATTGCATTTGCCTCTGGGTTTTGTGTTTAGGTAAAATCCGCAACGATTGCGCTTGATTATTCATATGACGCCCCGTGCCTCTTGGGAATTATGTTGGTGGTGTCGGCCAGACGATAGTTTCAGGAAAGCCAGCTTGCAGCGGCACGTCGCGCAAGGCTTGGCGATAAGCCGCCAAGCTGTCTTTTTTATCTGTCGATAGTGGCGGCGATATGTCGGGCATGATCCGCCAATCTGTCGCCGCGATCAAACCGTCGCGCTGTTGCCGGGCATCCTGTTCTAAAATGCTGCGCTTCATTGCAGCCCGCGCCGCAGCTTCGTCTGTAGTCATTTGGCGGAAGCTATTTGTAGCCACCATCATTTCGTGGCGGGCTTTGCCAGCCGGGTCTATATCGGCGGCGCAGCACGTATGCGGTAGCCAGCCCTTTGTCGGATGTAGTATTTCGCAATCAATTACACCCGGTTCGACTTCAACGGCGTTGCGCATTTCGTTGTCTGTATTCATTTTAATTTCCTTTTAAATTACGCGCAGCCAAGTGGAAGTATTTGCCGTAGTCCCCGATGTGTTTTGCAGCACCCCTTGCAGTTCCCACGTCCCGGCGGCGGGGTTCGCGTTGCCGTTTGCGAAGCCACTAGCAGTAGCAAAACGCAGCGCCGACCCCGCAACGGAAAAGCCCGGGGTTCTATATACGTTGAGGTTGCCCGGATAATATAGCATGGCAAAAGTTCCCACGTTACCAACCGCAAGCTGCCCCATACGGGTGCCTACGTTTGCAGCACTTAGCGAGTGCGTGTGCGACGTAGCCGTAACGGCGTCTGTCGAAACCGCAGTAATAGCCCCCGGCGTGCCAAGCGTGATCGTGCGGGATGCAGCAAGTGTGCCGCCGCCAGACAGGCCGTTGCCTGCGACCATGCTCACTGTCGTCCGCGCAACCGTGCTGTCAACTTCAACTCCCGTTGCCGTTGCGTTGATACCAGAACCACCAACAACGGTTAGCGTTAGGTTTCCCGCCAGCGTTCCACCCCCGGTCAGGCCGTTACCCGTGGTAATGGTTCTGGTTGCGCCGACTGCCGCCATAACCTGCGCCGGGGTTGATGGGCGAATGTAGTTGTCACCTCCCACCCCCGGCGTAACTTGCGTCATAATGTTGTTCACGGTGGCGTTTAGAGTAGCGTATTCGCTGCGGAAAATTCGCGCGTGAATGTCGCCCGATCCGTCTCGCGCGGCGATAGTGTTGTTGACTGCGCTGCTGGCCGCAGTTCCCAAGCTGTTGAGCGTCCCGGCGTTGAGGCCAGCGGTCCCGTCCACGTCCACGGTTTTAAGGGATGCAAGGATTTGGGCTGCGGTTAGGTCGGCTGTTGCGCCCGCTTCAATCCCGGCCAGCTTGGCAAGGGCAACGTCGTATCCAGACACGCGCGCACTAGCGATGGTTCCGCTTGTAACGTTTGTGCCATTGAGTGCCGTTACGCCCACGCCGTTGCCAAAGAAACCAACCGTGTTGACCCCGACTTGGTGAGAACCCGCCGTGGTAAACTTGATGATATCCGCCGTGTCCGAATAGATGCCCGTATTAGGATCAGTTCCAAACGTGAGCGATGGCAGCAACTCTGTTCCATTGCCTGCCACGAATACAGTCGCGGCAACAGACGATGAAAAAGTCTGCGCGGCGTTATTGCGCGCAACGGTGGAGTCAACTTGAACGCCTGTGGCCGTCGCTGTGATGCCGCTGCCCCCGACAACGGTTAGCGTTAGGTTGGCCCCCAGCGTTCCGCCTCCGGTAAGGCCGTTGCCCGTGGTGATGCTTCTGGTCGCGCCAACTGCCGCCATGACCTGCGCTGGGCTGGATGGACGAATGTAGTTGTCCGTTCCTACACCCGGCGTCACCTGCGTCATAATGTTGTTCACGGTGGCGTTTTGAAGCGTGAATTCGCTACGGATTAGGCGCGCGAATATATCGCCCGCTGGGTCTCGAACGGCAACGGTGTTGATAACCGCGCTGCCAGCCTCACCCGACAAGCCGTCAAGCGTTCCGGCGTTAAGTCCAGCGGTCCCGCCCACGTCAACCGTTTTCAGTAACGCCAGAAGTTGGGCGGCTGTCTGGTCGGCGGTCGCGCCTGTTTCGATGCCTGCCAGCTTGGTGAACAGGGCGTCAGTGAACGCGCTAACTTGCGCCTGATACAGAGTCTTAATCTCTGCCCCGGTCTGGTCGCCCGTTGCCGCCGTCTCAATCCCGTTCAGCTTGGTAAGGTGCGCGGGCAACATTAGGCCCGCGTTGGTGGCGTCAACTGCGGTGATCGTGGCGTTGGTGCCGTCCGATGAGTCAATGCGACCGTTCAGGGTGGCAGGTAGCCAGCTAAGGTTCGTTGAAACGTTGGTTAGCTTGGCCGTGTTTAGCGCAATGGCCGCACTCTGCCCCAGTTCCGTTTGCGTGATCGTGGACGATATGGTTGCGGTTCCCAATGCCCCAACGCCAACGGTCCAGCCCGTGCGCCATAGCGAGTCCGCCCAGTTGGAGTGGGATGCAAAGAAGTCCTGCACGACAACCTTTGGATAATACCAAGCGGTGTCAGCGTTGCCAATGAGTATGACAGCCTTGCCGCTTTCAACGCCAAAGGCAACGGGCAGGTTGTTCGATAGGATGGGCGAGTTCAGCGCAAAAGCGGTTGTCCGCGTCCATCCCGTTGTAGCGGTATAGCCCGCAATCACATAATCAACGGATGAGTTTTGAATGTAATTAAAGACGCGAACCGTCATGCGAAGCATCGTGTTCAGAAAGCCTTGCGGCATCGTGATCTTGATGAAACCCGTCTCTGCCGCCGCGCCGTTAAAATAACCGCCCTCTGGAAACAGGATGCTGGTGCCGCCCGTGGGAACGTTGACCAATCCCTTATGCTGCAAGTGCGTCCCGGCTGTCATTTGCCCGGTCGTCGTCAGCGCCGCGTGTGTCGGGCTGTCTGCCGTCCCTACGCCTTGGTTCAGCGCCTTGATCGCCGCGATGTTTGTAAGTTCCGAGTCCATCAGCGCCCCGGCTGCGGTCACGTTTATCGTGTCGGTAACGTCGGCCAGCGCTTCAATGCCGTTCAGCTTGGTGCCGTCTGTGGCGATGTTGCGCCCGTTCACTAGGCCCGTGATCGTCGCGGTCCCGGTGACGTTCAGTGTGGTAAACTTGCCGGACCCGGCGACTGAAACGCCGATATTAACGCCGTCCACGGTGCCGCCGTTAATGTCGATCGACTCCGAGTTGTAGCCCGTGGAAATCCACGCGGTTGCCGTCCGCACCCGCATTTCAGGAATTGCCGTGTTGAAGTATAGCGCGCCCGCAATAAGCGCGCCGCCGTCGTTGTCCACTGTCGGGTTTACCGACTTCGGGCCAAGGTATCGGTCGTCAAAGTTGTCGTAGGATGCCGCCGCGCTGTTGGCACTTGCCAGCGCCGCTGTGGCCTGTGCTGTAGCCGTTGCTTTGTCTGCTGCTACGGTTGCCTTGTCCGCTGCAACTATGGCCTTGTCAGCCGCCACAATGGCCTTGTCAGCGGCCACGATACCCTTGTCAGTGTTGACCGTGTTCTTGTAGCCCAGAACCGTCGCTTTATCGGCTGCAACAATGCCCTTGTCCGTGTTGACCGTCGCCTTATCAGCGGCCACGGTTGCCCTGTCTGCCGCAACAATCGCTTTGTCAGCGGCCACAATCGCCTTGTCAGCCGCCGTGGTGTTCTTGTCGGCAAGTGCTGCGGCTGCGGATGCCGCTGCTTCATTCGCGCGCCGTGCGACGTAGCCCGTTTCCGATAGCAGAACCCAAGAGTTTTGCGCGAACACTAGGCCCAGCACATCGCCCGCAAGCCATTCGGACGAACCGGGGTTTGACTGGTCAGGCCGCTTGATTGCGCGCGGCCCCAGCCCGTCAACGTTAATGGTGCAGGCTCCGGTAGGCGAAAGCGGTGCCTTGACCGTGATCCGCACCCCGTCTGTCAGTGCTGCGAGGGTTTGCGGCAATGCTACGGTGAGCGCGTTGGCCGTCCCGCCTGCCACGGCATAGGTGATCATGTCTTGCGCCAACGCCAGCTTACCCGGCAAGCGATCAAAGCCGACTTCGACTTCGTTAAACAGGGCGTTTACGTCGCCCGCCTTTGCGAGTGTGAAGCGGCGTAGGCTGTCGATAGAGTCAAAATAGTCGTTAGCCATTAGCGCAGACTCCGCCTGTTTGTGTGATTGATGGTGTAGCTTGTGATCGTGTGCGGCTGGTTTTCCGCGCTGTCAGTCACAAGGAATAGCGATATGTTTTTGCCGACTGCTTGCAGGTCAACGTAAAGTTCAGTCTGCGCCAGACCGGACCAAGCGAATTGGTCCCAGTTGTCCACGTCCCAGTAACCGCCCGTGCCGCCAACGCCTTCGAGTCGCTGCGTTGACTCCAGCGATCCTTGCAAGCCTGCATCGCCGTAAGAGTATTCAGCGCCAACGCCGAAAGTGATATCAACCTGCGGCGCGACCACATCGAACCGGACGGAGTGATAGCGCTTATTCATGTGCGGTCGGCCCTGCGCGGCGAACGGCATACGCATGTAAGCCTGTATCGTGCTGCCGTCGAAGCTGGTGCCTACGTCAAGCTGGTAAACGTATCCATCTGCCCCGCCCGCAAACAGTATCTCGTTCCCTTGGGCCGTCTCGCCAGACGCCAGACAGGTCGGCGTAAACAGGTAGGCGAAAAACATTGGTTCGGGATTGGCGCGGCCAAGGTAAAGCTGCATGACGATGCCGTTGTCGAAGTATAGGCGATACTGGTCCTTTGACCGGATTTTCTGCGCGCCCACGGGTTGCGAGTTCAAAAGGCGCTGCGTCGTGAAAAACGGCTCAATCTGCCGCGTCATTGTTCCCATCTTCCAGTCACCAAACGCCTGACTGGTGGACAGCTTGCGGACGCCTTGATCATCCAGATAGATCGGCTCGTCCAGCATGACGGCGGTATCGGAAAACGCGCCCGATGTTGCCGTGATGATCTGAAACGCAAAGTCTGCAACGCTCGTCCCGGCCAGATAGCCAATGCGGTTGCCGCCGAAAACAACGGTCGATGTTGCGGAGTTGGACAGGATATCTGTGATATCTTCGCCCAGTGAAATTTCAGCCGCACCGTCAATGGCAAGGAATGACAGCGGCGTTCCGGTGCCGCTTATCATCATGGCCCCGGCGTCATAGCCTAGAACAAGGTGGTTCGCATGAACGCCCACGCGCGTCGGCTTATCAAGCGCGGGGGTGATTCCAGTGTTGATCGGGACAAGGGTGATGCCGTCATACTCAAACGCAAAGCCTGCGGATGATGCCGCATAAAAGGCATAGCGGTCACTCTGGCCGTAAAAGTTGTGGTTGATCGCGTTGAAGGTGCCGCCCGGTGGAATGGTGACATTAAAACTTGCGCCTACCGCTTTGGCTGTGCCGTCAGGAATAGCGCCGGGGTTATCGGCAGTCAGGGTTTCGTTGTGTGCAAAAAGTCCCGATGTGGTTGCAAAGATGATGTAACCTTCGGCGGTGCCGCTTGACCAGTCGCCGCTGCGGACCACAACGCTGATAGCAACACCAACCGCAAACGATGTGACGCCTACAACCGTCTGGCCTTCGTATATCTCAACAGAACCAAGAGTGAAATTTGCGCGCTTGGGCATGGCTATAGAAACCCAGCCAGTCGGTGACGACTCCCACATTATGCAAGCGGTGCCGCCTGCGTTGTCTCGGAAGGCGTAAGTCTTTGTTCCGAAAACATGAATACCGCGAACATGACCGGACCCCGGCACAATGCCGATCAGGGACCGGGCGTATTGCCCCGCGTCATATGTCACCTTGGATCGGGTGCCGTTGTCCGTGGTCGCCAACGGCAGGACCAATCCGTTCACGGTTGCTTTGCGCACCCCGGCAACGTTTATATTCTCGCCGTCCGCCCAAGTTCCGGTCAGGCGCACAATGGTCAGGAACCCGGCCAAGGTGCCGCTGCCTGCCAATCCTGATTGCGCATAGGACGTATAAAGCAGGATGCCCGTTGCGCCGGAAGTCGCGCCCGTGACTGTGACGCCAGCGGCAAACGAAGCGTTGCCCGCGACAAAGTTCAGTATCCAGTATTCCTCAAGGCTCGGCTTGGCCTTCCCATCGAAACGCTCATACCCTTCGCAGCGGCGATATCCGCGCGCCTCTGACTCGTAGTTGCGGGATGCAATCAAGCTGCCCGGTCCCATAGAGATTGCGGGGGTAACAAGATCGACCCCCCCGCTTAGAAGGGTGATCGTCTCTTGTTGGGTCATGCCAATGCGCCTGTTTTGGTGACTTGCGGGAGTTGCGACGATTGCGCCTGCCCGATCACTTCATTGTAAAAAGCGTTCCAGTTCTGAATCTGGGTTGGCGTCTCGTCAAACGTGCCTAGCAGGATCAGCGCGCGCCACTGGATTGCGTCGTGAAAGCGCGCGGGCATTTCCGGCACGTCACCATCAAGCAATAGCGCCTGCGGGGATTTATAGTATTTGCCGCGCACAATGTAGGCGTCGTCGGGCGTCGGGTGCAGGCGCACCTTGTCGTCAGCGCCGATAGCCACAATGGTAGGCGCTCCGGTTTGAACGATGCCAATGTCCAGCATCGAGTCAAAGTAGTCCGCGCTCACATATTGAAGGCGTTGCTCCGTGTCCCGCGTCGTGCCGGGGGCGCGAATTGTCCACGTTGGCTGGGGCGTGTTCAGGCCGTGCCACCGTGCATGTCGCGTTAGGCCAAGGTCTGACCCCGAATAGCTGGCAAGGCTGGCAATCAGCGGGGCTTCAAAGTCGCCGTGCATCCACTTCCAAGAGTCTTGCGAGTTCTGGACGTGACGATAGGCGCTATCCACCCACGACACGATGCGTTGCAGCTTTCCGGTTTGCCCGGTGACAGACAGCGGCGCAGGAAGGTTGGGGATAACCCCCGACTCCTGCGCCACATACTGACAGATTTGCAGGAACGTAGGCATTAGGCCGTCGCACCTGTCTGCGGCGTCGGCAGCGCAACAGAATACGGATAGGACCGGGACTGGTGCGGTTTGCCTAGTCCGCTGTCGGTCTGGTCATAGTGATCTTCAACGGCGTTGCGCAGCGCGTGTTCGTAAGGCTCCGGCACCCAGACGGGCTTGCCGCGCGGGATAAGCATGGTCAGGCCGTTGACTGCAACAGGAACCGGGCGGTCGCCGCCGATAGCGTTGGATGCCTCGACCATGATGCAGACCTGCGTTTGCTCTTGGCCGTTCGGCAGGCGCGTCACGCGAAAGCTGGAAGGGCGGTCAGCGCCTTCAACGCGGGTTGCCTGCGGTTCTTCCGACACAACGAAGTCTTGCTCGTATCCGCCCATTTTCAGCTTGGACTTCATCACGTTCTTGGTTTCGGTGCCGTCAATCTCAAGGCCAAGGTAGACCTTTGCAAACGTGCGCAGGGTGGCGGCGTCGGCTTCTTCAATTAAAACTTTGGGCAAGGGCTTATTCCTTCTGACCGTGGATGAAAACAAAATCGACTGCGGAGTTAATCAGCGCCTCTAGGGCTTCTTCTGATACGTCCGTCGCCTCGCCCTGCCAGATATCAGCGCCAACGCGCTTGCCGTTGACCATCAGGCGGACAGGGTTGGGGTTGGTGCTGTTCACTTCAACCATGATCTTTGCTGGGCCTGCATCGACCGGGGCCGCTTGCTCATCAGCCTCAAGCGCTTCGGGCGCGTCCTCGTCAATCCGTGCGGCCAGCGTGTCGATGCCGATGCTGTTGCCATATTCGATGCCTGCCGCGTCGGCCTGTGCTTTCAGGTCGTCAAGCTGGGCTTTTTCTGCTGGGGTTTTCTTAGCCATTTGGTGTGCCTTTCAGGCTGCAAGGGGCCAGCCCGCTTGTGAAGCGGACTGACTTTTTTCAGGGGTTTGGATTACAGAAGGTCGGAAACTGCGACTTCCAGCCGGACCATCCAAGACTCGTTCAGGCGAAGTGCCGCGAACCAAGTTTTCCAGCCGATGTAACCGCGTTGACCCAGTGGATCATCTTTGGTTTTCTGGCCTGCCGGGATGATGGACGGCTCAACCGAACCAAAGCCCTTGAGTGCCACAACGCCGAAAGCGTCTTGGGCCAAGAACAGGATCGGGTAAACGTCGGAGTTCGAGCCGGACGTGGAAAGCGTTGCCGCCTTCAAGCCGCCTGCATCTGCGAACGGCTCAAGGTCTGCGGACAGAACGTAACGAACGCCCTCAACAGAACCGATTTCCTCGTCACAGATGGTCTGCATCTGACCATACTTCGACACAGGGACGAAGCCAGCCAGACCACGGATATCGGCTTCAAGGTCAGTGTGACCCACGGCGACAAACGCAGCTTCAACGGCAGACGTGGATACCTTGTCAGACGCGGCAATGACGCGACGGATAGGCTTGCCCTTCATATCCTTCAAGAAGCGGACAACGGCACGTTGCCGGGTCAGCGAAAGGACAGTGTTGACGGCAGGGCGGGTTGCGCCGTTCGAGTAGTAAACGGACGTGCCAGCTTTCAGAACCGCATAGGTCAGTGCTTCACGGGTGCGACCGATGTTCTCGCCGTGCAACATTGCACCCTCGTTCAGAACGGGGTCTTCATGCGTATCTTCGATAACGTCGGTGATGATCGACACATCGCCATACTGTTTCAGGACAACCGAAACGTCCTCAAACTGGATCGACGTGGAGTCAGGAGTGACACCTTCGGTCAGCGGCGTGGTCTTTGCCGTGAACGGGATGGGACGCCGAAACTTCGCGTTGGTCGATTTGTTCTTGGGCATGGAAATGGGCTTGCCCATTTTTTCCAAGATCATAATAGGCTCGGCGTGTTTCAGCATTTCTTTTGCTGCATACACGTTTGTGCGCTCGGAGATTCCGACTGCGCCAGATGTAGTCATTACCACGATAAACCTCTTTCAAAGGTTGTGGTCAGCGGCGTCTCGTCCGGTTGGTTCGTTCTTCCTCGTCTTGCATTTCATTCCACATGGCCTCGCCGTCCGTGCTGGACGCCTGATTTACCGCTGTGACCTGACGGGTATTCCCCGCAATAGATTTGGAACCTTGCAACTGGCGTTGACGCTTGGCCGACAATGATGATTGGCCGGGTTGTGGATCATTGCCAGCAAGAAACGCTTTGAAACTGGTTAAGACTTGGTTCAGGGCGGGCGCGTCTGTAACGTCCTCCATGTTCGCAGCAACGGCGTCTCGGATTGCCTTGGGTTGATCTTCATTCCATGCCCGAAAGGCGGCGGAATTGGCGAAGATCACTTTCTCCCATTCGGGGTGTGCCGTTTGCACGGACGCCCGTTGTTCCTCAACTTGCTCAAGATACAAAGCATTGGCCTCGTCGGCGCGCATACCCTCTATCTCTGACATAGCCCGCACCGCGTCCCGTATCTGGGTCTGGGTTCGGACCAAAGGACCAGCCACGTCGGGATAGTCCTCATTCAACCGTGCAAGTTCCTCGTCGCCGTCGGTGTTGTTCAGATTGCGAAGCTGCTCTCGTAGCTCGTTCATCTTCTTGGCGGTGGCGGAAACTTGGCCGCGAGCGCGCTTGTCGCGCTCCTGTAGTCTGTCAATCTCTTTGCGCTGTGCCTCGCTGGCATTAGCCCATAAGTCGCTCGTCGCGGGTGTTGTCCCGATCTTGCCCTTCGCGGGGGCGTCGTCGGTTTGGCCTGCGTCGTCGGCGTTCCAGTCTGCATCATCGAAGTCGTCGGAGGGAATGAAAGGTTCGTCACCGTCTGCGTCGGTTTCATCCGCTGCGTTCAGGTCGTCCCACATTTGCTCCGGCGTTTCTTCCAAGTCTGACGGGGATTGCGAAGCCGCGTCGTTCCTAGTTGTCGATTCAGTCATTCAGTTAGCCTTTGCCGTTGAAAGGTGGGTTTCCCCTGCTTCCGTGTTGTGGGGCGGCTAATGCGGCCCCAGTAGTCTGCCCAGCTATTAACCGGGGTCTGATGCGCCTAATTGCAGCAAGTTTCTCAAGCTAGTCAACTGTCCACGCAGTTCACTTGAACGAAGTTCTGGCTGCGGGTATTCAAGTTGATCGCGGATTGCCTCTATGTCTGACTTGATATGCGCCTCAAGGAACAGCCATGTCGGGCTAAAGCGGTCGATGCGCCGGGGTTCCGGCGCAAGGCTGTGGCGGTCACGGCTGTCGGGGTCAGCGACGTATGTAAATCCGGCCATTAGACGCTACCCCCGGCATGTTCGCCCGTGCGTTCGATCATCCCGACTTCTGCGGCCAGCTTGCGTTCGCCGCTGTCCACCTTGGCCTTTGCCTCGGCTGCACGTTGGGCGCGGTCGTCAACGCCTTCGTTTGCACTCATGGCCGCACGTTGCATGTCGCCGTCGAAGTTAAGCTGGGCCACCTTCACGCGGCTGCTGGACTCCATCTGCGCAATAGAAACCTTGGCGTCGATGCCCGCTTGGGTCAGTTCCAGTTCCCTTTCGCGTATCGCAATCATAGGATCAACGCCGTCGCCCTGCTCTTGCTGCATCTTCGCCATGTTGTCGTCGTGTTCGGTCTTGGTGTGGATCACGTCGCTAACCGGGATCATCATTGCCTTGGTGATCTGCTTCAACAGGTCAGGCTTTTTGATCCACGGGCCATAATCAGGATGATCGCCAAAAGTCTGCGCAAATAGCATCAGGTTGCTGGAAAGCATTTCGCGCACCAACAGAACGGATGAACCACGGGCGTCAATGTCGAAGTCGCCCTTGATCTCGTCCTTCTTGCTGAATTGCATGTTGTGGTCGTAGAGGCGGCGAATGTTCGGCACGGTCACATCGTCGTCCCAGTTCTTCACGATCCGGCGAAACACAACGTTGGCGCTGTTCATCAAGATCGCCATGCCCTGCGCGGTCTTGGTGACGCCTGTTCCCTGTTCGCCTTGCGTGATCTGCGGCATGGCCGTCGTGTCGTCAATGTCACGGCGGGCCAGTTCGATGATCGACTGCAATAGCCCTTGGTTCATGTCGAATTGATACGTCTCGAACGCCGGGGAGTTTGGTGCGCCCGTGGTGCGCTTCCATATCTTGAACGGGGCCAGCACAAATTCGTTGTCCTGCGGCTTGATCACGTCGGTGTTGATAACGATCTGCGGGCCGGATGCGATGCGCCCGTTATCCATCATCATGCGCCATGCGGCGTTCATGGCAGACTGGGGGTCACGCATGATTGCCGGGATGCCAAAGCCGAAAGGTCCGGCCTCGTCCTTTTCCAGATTGAACACGGAGTATAGCTGTTCGCTGCTGTCCAGCGGGTGCAAGCTGAATGACAGGATTTCCTCGCCACAGAACATGATGCGGGCCTGCACTTCGTCCAAGATATCCATTTCCTCGGCGTCGTTCAGCAAGTCGGAGTCCGCATAGCCCAGCGCGACTTCTTCAAGTTCGTGCAAAGCGATCGGTCCCGTGTATTCCCAGACGATGTAGCGCGGGACTGGCCGCACGTTCTGGTCACTGGTGATCTGGTGAAGCTGCTGCACGTTGTTCGGCATTGCCTCTTGCGGCTCTTGCTTCAACAGGCGGCGAATGGCGTCCTCGTCAACGCCTTCATCGCGCGCCAGTTCGCGTAGCTTGGTGCTGGATAGCAGGTGGCGTTCATAAACACCTTCACCGTCGCTTGGGTTCTGATAGTCGGGGTCGGGGAAGTATCCCCAAACGTCCAGAAACTTGTAGCTGGGGCGTTCGTTGGCGCTGTTCTCTAGGACACGTTCGCCTGCCTCGTTCTGCTTCCAGCGGCGGCGGCGACTGTTGCCAAGGATCGGCCCCTTGATCACGCCAGTTCCCAGCTTGCACCCCTGTTCGATAGCGTCACGCGCAACGGCATTGTAGGAACACGCCTGCAACTGGTCGGCCATTTCATCTTGCATCAGGTCGGCGCGCTGCTTGGCGTCACCGTTTATCGCTTCAATCTCCTCAAGCGCGGCGGCAATCGGTTCCAGTTCATCCCGTGCGGCGGTGGCTTGCTGCCCCGCCAGTTCAAGTTCTTCGTCGGTGCTGTCTGGATTGGTCCCGGTTTCTTCCGCGCTGGCAAGTCGGCCCATTGGTCCCGCGATCTGCGCCTTGGCCCGGTCGGCCTTCATCAGCAATTCAGGGACGGGTGTGGGCTGGATGCCCCAGTTCCGGTCGTCGGTTGGGAATAGCAGGTCTTGCAGGCGCGCGGACATTGCGTTGGTCTTTGGCCGGGTGTGGTTCATAAACAAGCGCGACCGTTCCGCGTCCTTGGACATGGCGGTGACGGTCGATGGTTCGTGCTGGCCGTGGAATTGGCGCAGGTCTTGAAGCCAACGTTGCTCAATGGGTTCGCGCAATCCTACCCGGCGCTTGGCCTCTGCCGCCATGCGACTGACCAAAGCGCGGATTGGGCCTTCGGTCTTGTCGTCTTTCGCGTCCCGGCTGCGTTTGCGCGACGGCTTCTGTTTGTCGGTATCGTCCAGCATTAGTAGCCGCCCCTTGAATCGCTAACTGAAAAGCCGGACGGGACTGCGTAGTTCCCAGCGGCGGGTTTGATCAACTTGATATCCGGCCCGGTCATTGACACGTAACGCCAAGCGTCCATGCCGTGATCGTTCTTTTTCACCACGTTGCCGTTCTCGTCACGTCGATAGACGCGGTATTCGTTTTCGAGTCCAGTAAGTGACCGAAACACTTTGATGCGGCCCGCGACCAAGCGCTGCCACATGATATCCAAACCGCCACCTTCTCCGCGCACCTTGTTGTTCGCCGGGGTCAGGGTCAGGCCAAATTCCTCGTAAGACGTGATAAGCTGCCGCCCCTCGTCCTGCGTCCGGCCACGGGCGGCGGGGTCAATCGCGCCCGGTATCCACATGCCACGCGCGCCAATGGCTGCGGTGTGGACGGATGGGGGCTGCTGGCCCATGCGGTATTCGGAGTAGCAATACTGGGTTCCGTCAGATGGGTCCCAAGCTGCCCAGATCGCGGCTGTCATCTTCCAGCCCACGTCAAGCCCATAGGCGCGGGGCCAGAAGTCGGGGATTGGAAACGGGGTGACGCTGATATCTTCCCACGGAATAGGAAAGATTGCGCCAGACCCTAGCGATGGTGCGCCTTCTGACCGGGCGGCGCGCAGGTAAGGCGGGGTGGAGTCCAGTAACTCGCGCTGGGTTTGCAGCGGTATATGCGGCACATCAGACCATCCCGCCTGCACAAGATATCGGGACTCGCTGACTGCGGGCATTAGGAGTCTAGCCTCTGGTCGGCGGGCATAAACTGCATGACGACTTCGCTCATGCCTTCCAGCGGCGTGAACGTTATCATCATCATCCCGTTCGTGGTCGCGGTCCTGATTAGCGCCTCGCCGTAAACGTCCATCGGGGGTTCTTCGTCAAACCAGATGCCGTCCTGCTGGGTGCCTTCAAACGCGCTGCGCCCTTGGTGGTAGGATTTAAGGCCAAGCTGTGACCAGCCGCCTGACTGGTGCTTGATTGAAATGGTGTCGGCCAGATCGGCAACGCCAGATTTCCACGTCACGCGGCCAATGTCGGAGTGCGGTATCAGCCCGGTCCCGGTAAAGCCCTTCGCCGTGCGGCCTGACTCTGGCTTGCCTAGCAGGATCGCCTGATTGATGTCGCGGGTTGTCTCGTTCGTCTTGCCTGCTGCCCACCAACTGACGGGCTTGGTGAAGCGTCGGCCCTTCCACCACGTCGGGTATCGGCCAGTAACGTGAAGCGCGGACTCGTATCCGCCCATCCCGAATGACTTGCCGATACGGTTGGCACATCGCGCGCACCGTTCGCGGAAGGTCGCGCCTGCCTCGAAAAACTCAAGGTGCTTGGCGTATTTGTGGCGGGCATGGAAAAAGGAACCGTTGATGCCGTGCGTGTCCTCGTCGGGATACACGTTGGCAAGCATGGTGCGGCTTTGTCGAAGGTATTGCTCCTCCATCAGCGCAAGGCGTTCCTCTTGTGCTTCGCGGGCGTTCACTTAGCGCCGCCCATACCTTCGGGCATCATCGCGGACAGTTCGGCAAGGCGGTTTGCAATCTCTGCGTCTGACTTCCCGGCAAGCGCCACGTCAGCCTGCAAGTTGATCGACTGCATTGCGGTGCCAAGGCCACGATCTTCGGTGTCCTTGAGTAGCTTCAACACCTCGTTGGTTATCATCATCATCGGGGTGGCGGTGTGTTGATCTTCCATTTCCTCGCCGTCTGCAATCGCCTGTGCGTGTTTGCGGTCGGCCTGCTCAATGATCAGCTCCAGCGACTCCAGAAAGCGGCCACGCAGGCGGGTGGCCCGTTCTGCGTTTGCCATTTCCATCTTCTTCTGCGCGCTCGTCTTGCCCTGCGGGTTCGCGTTGTTGCCTGCGCCAAACCGGGTTGAATGGTTCGGTGCTGGCTTCTCTGCTGCTGCCTCGTCGGTCATTACGTCTCCAAGCCTTGAATGAAAGCGCGCCAACGCAGCTAGAAAGGCTCAAAAACTTACCACGTCAGCACGGGGTCATATTGCGGCGGGTTTTGGTTTAGTCAATGTTTCACGAAAAAACGGGGCGCATTGCACCCCGTCCCTTCATCCCGTGATGATATGTATGTGTGGTTCAACCGTCCGTGTGCGGCCAACGCTCAATGCGGCGAGTGTGAGTGCTGGGGCGCGGTTGCTTCTCATAGGCCAGTTCATAGGGCCAATCGCGGGGCTGTTCGGTGAAGCGACGGGACGCGGCCCAAACCTCGCGGCACAGGTCATGCGGCATTGTGATGGATCGACCAGATACCCGGCAAGCAATGGCGCTGAATAGGTGGCCGCACATCATGGCAACGGCGGCGTAAAGGTTGCGGAATGTTTGCCGCATGGTGTCGTGTCTCCCTTGGGGTTGGCTTTCAAGATGCCGTGATCATTGCCCGCAATCTGCAATCTGACAAGGTTTCCCGCGAAACGTTGTCAGGTTGTTTAATGTCGGGACTTTATCCGCCGCTTAACTGTTTGATCTTCATTGAGTATTCGGCGCGCAGTAGCTTGCGCGTCTCGGCGTCGTGATGCGGCATGATGCCCAGCTTGGGGCGCGGTGGCTTCGGTATCTTGCGGGGCTTCGGCTCCGGCTTGGGCTTGGGTGTCTTGGGTGGCTTCACGCGCGGTGGCATCTTTGGCCGTGGTGGCGTGGGGTCTGGGTCACGCTCGTCGGCCTTGCTCATGCGGTCGAGGGCAAAGGCGGCAATGGGGTGAATGTCTCGCTCCCCCCGTTCCCATCCCCTGATTGTGCGCGCTCCATCGGTCGGCATCCCCCAGTGCGCGGCAAGGTGTTCCTGCGTCCAGCCCAGCGCCACGCGCATATCGCGGAAGTCGTCGGGGGTCATGGCCGCGCAACCGGGCGCAGGGTGACAGCGGGCGCATATGGGGCCTGCACGATGCACGTCGCAATCAATCCGCCCTCTCCCTCAACTTCGTCAAGGTATGCCTGTTCGTGGGCGGCTTGTGCGGCGCATGATGCGTGATCGGTGAAACCGGACAGCACCACGATCAGTAGATATTCCATCATCCGGCCTTTCTGTCGCTTTGTGCGCGCTCTATCATCATTGCGCCGAAACGCTGTTCCATGAATTGCTTGATCGTCACCCGGTCAACGTGCTTGGTGCGGCGCTTCCGGCCAAGGTTCAGACGCTTGGACAAAACCCAAACGCTCCGATAGCTGGCAAATCCAAAGTGTGCGGCGATATCCTCGCCGTCCACGCCTGCCGTCCACATCGCCACAAACAGGGCTTCGTCTATCGGCTTCTTGGAATTGCCCCGCGCGGGCAGGTTGAGGACTCCCGCGCGCAGGTGAAGGCCAGCAACGCTAACGTTCAGCGCCTTCGCAATCGTGGCCATGTTCATCGACTTGTTGGCCCAGATCGGGCCAAGCGTCTCGGCGGTTATGCCTGCCAGCTTGAACCTCTGGCTCATGTCGTGACCCTCGCCAGCACGTCCAGCGCCGAAAACAACGTTGGCTGCATCTGGTGGCCGTCCTTGGTGATCTTGCGGACCACAAGCATAGGCTGGGCGCTAACAACGAAAGCGGACATTGTGCCTTTGCCGTGCTTGACGGTGATCGTATCGCCCCGGCGTAGTGACCGGAGTAGGGTGCGGCGCTCGTCGCTCGTCATTCTGGTGTGTCCGATGCTGTCAGAAGTTTGGCCCGTGCAGCCGCCAGTGCTGGGGCGGCGGCTTCGCAGGCGTTCCAAAGTGAGGCAAGGCAAGCCTCGCGCTCGGTCTTATAAAGCGGCCCGCGCACAACGTTGGTTGACCATTCGTCCGCGCTTCCATGTCGGAAGAGCCATTGCTTCCAAGTCGTATCGCCTGCGATCTTCGCGCGGATTTCAACGCGGGACGCATAGCGCCCAGTATTCCAGTAGGTGCCGGGTTCTGGTGTCCCGTAAGGATGGTCGTATCCGCCCCAACCGAACGGCAGGGGTTCCGGTCTGGCCTCTTGCGGCCATGCCAGTGCGGCGGTGATTTCCCATCGCTTCATTTCAGCTTGGGCGGCGTCGATAGCCCATTTGGGCTTTGCGTCACGCCAGTCGCGGGTGTCGTTTGTCATTGGCCTTTGCCCTTTCCCTTGCCGGGTTTGTCGCCGTCTGCGTTCTCGGCGTTGTTGTTCGGGCCAGAACCGCCCGGTGCATCTTGGTCGCCGTTTCCATACCCGTTATTGCCTTGCGGTCCTTTGGGTTCCTTGGGCGCGTCTAGCGGGGCAGGTGGCGTAGGCGCGGGGGTTTCAGGGGTTGTGATGGTTGTGACGGGTGTTTGGGTCACTGGCGGCGTTATTTCAGGGGTGCGCGGGGTGTCCACGGGCGTCACGGTCACGATGGTCGGCGTCAAGCGCGGGGTGTTGTCCCGCGCTTGATAGACATATTCCCGTGTCGGCTTGTTCCGGTTGGCAGGGCGCGCAATGCACTCGTCCATCTGGGTGTTGATCTTGTCCCATTGCTGCTTGCTGCGGTCGCAGATCGGGGTCGGCTGTGCGCAGGCGGCGGTGAAGGCCAGTGCGGTCAGTGTCAGGATGGTGCGCTTCATTGTGTGAGCCTTTTAGAACGGGTTTGCGGAGTAGATAACGCGGTCGTATTCGGTCCCGACCTTGGCCCAGTTCAGACCGTCGATCTTGTGCAGGGCTTGGCGGTCGGTCGGGGCGCAGAAGTATTCGTCGCCGCAAATGTAAATGCCGGGGGCTGGGTATTTGTGCGGCTGGTAGCGGGCTTCCGATACCTCGCTGACGTTCCATCCAAGGTGGTGCGCGATAATCTCTGGGGCTTGGCGTGTCTTTGACATTGGATCACTCGTAAAAAGGTTGATGGGGTGGGTAGAACGGCGGCGGGGTGCCTTCGTAGACGGATGCGCCATAGCGGCCACCATCGTAGGCCATTGACCCGATGCTGCGCTTGTGGCGCTGGATCAGGCGTAGCAGGCGGTTGACGCGGCTCGAATAGATACAAGCCTCGTCCTCGGTCGCAAAGGTGCGCTTGGCGGGGCGTTCGAGGTCGCCAGTGTCGAACCACCAACCGCCTTCTTCGCCACCACCGTAGGCGCGATCCAAGCGGTAGAACGCCACGGTCCAAGGGGCGGTCATGTGCGGAGGTCCAAGATTGCATCGTGTTCGCCGTCGAAAGCAAAGAGGATGCTCATGCCTTGGCGGATCATCTTACGAACCATCTTGGGGGTGTGGGCTTCGATGTAGGTCGGGCCGATATCGTCAAAGCGTTCGCGGGCGATATGCTTGAGCATTGCCTTTTCGCTGTGACGAAGGCCAAGCGGCACATGGAAGATCATGGGGTCAGGGTATGGTGCGCCGTAGGGGCTGGTCACTTCGCGGGCGATCACTGTCATTAGCGGTATCATGGTCAAATCTTCCGTTCGCGGATTAGGGTTGCGCGCAGTTTGGTTGCGATAGCGTCCCGCAACTTCTGGTCGTCTTTGTCGATGAAGCCGTAGAGCGACGTGCGGTCGGCAATGTCGATCAGGATAAGGTGATAGGCGAGGGCCATAGCGCCTTCGACTGCCTCTGCCATGACGCAGGCGGCTTCGGTGTGGCTGTTCTCGTCGGTCAGATCGTCAAGGCGTTTGCGCAAGGCGGTCATGGCGTTGCTGGGTGACATTGTGCTGGTGTCCTGTCTGCTGGGGGATGGTGCCGGGGTTTCCCCCGGCGATGGTGTTAGGCGCAGTCGCAACCGATGTGTGCAAGCTGGTGATCGTCGCAGGTGCAACCGCGCTTGGCCCGTGCTGCCTGTGCGCGCTTGTCAGCCTCGTCTGCATCACGCTGGGCCTTTGCCCAGTCTGCGTTAAAGGCATTGCCTTCATGGCGCGGCCAGTCGGCGTGGTCGAGTATCGGGAGGCGTCCTGCGTTCTGTGTCATGTGTCCGTGTCCTGATTGCTGGGGCATAGCGCGCCCGGTGTCCGTATAGACACTGTATCGGTAAATCTTACCGGGCGTCAATGGCCTTTAGCGGTCCCGTGCATCGCGCTCGTATGCGTCGGCAAAGTCAGGGTCGTCATGGCAGCGCTGGGCCATTTCCTGAAAGTGGACCTTGCGGTTGTGTTCCTCGGCCTGCAATCCCAGCGCTTCGACCTGTTGTTGAAAGTATCCCTCGAAATACATTTTCACGTCGTTGCTGACGGTGCTGGGGTGGATGCCGTAGGCAATCGCCCAGTCCTCGGCGTTGACGTTGACGGTCTGGGCTGGGATGCGAATTTTCATGGTGTCCGGTTCCTGTGTGCTGGTGGATGGTGGGGGCCGAAGCCCCCGGTTACTTAGAGTGCCTTGAGCATCGCAATCACGTCGGTCAGGCTGGCAATCTCGTCCGCGTATGCGTCCTTCCAGTACTTTGCCTTGGCGATGGTCCCGGCGTCGTTTTTGGTCAGGGTCGCAAGGCTCCTAGCCTCAATCTCGGTCAGTCGGTTACACTTCATCACGTCGCAGGTGCGGGCGTTGGAAACAGAACGCGCTCGTCCATCGCTCTCCATCGGTGCGGTGTCGAACGCGATGCCGTAGCCGTCGCAGGTGATTATCCAAGCGTGGCTTTCGATGGTCGAGAAATACACGCTCGGCGTGACTGCTGCGGCCAGTGCGGCGCGACGATCCTCAAACTGCGCTAGTGTCGTTTCGATCAGGGCGGTGCGTTCTGCGTGGGTGTTCATGGTGTCCGGTATCCTGTTGCTGGGTGTGGGTGCCGGGTTGCCCCGGCGCTGTGGTTAGACGGCGCGCAGGCCATGCCCCTGCATGACGACGTAGGCGGCGCTGCGGTGCGGCTCGGTCATGTAGTCGAGCAGGTTGTGCGCCTCGTCGTGCGTGACCTCGGCGTGTGCGGCGGCGCGGTCGCACCCGTAGTGGGCGGCGATGTGGTCGAGGACCATGTTGACCGTGCGGCGCGTGGTGGCGTTGAAAAATGCCTTGGTGCGTTCTGCGTGTGTCATGTGTCCGGTGTCCTAGAAGTATGCTGCAAGGATGGAGTTGCCGTCGTCGCGCTCGGCCTGCGTGAGAAGGTCGTGATTTTCGGCCAGCCACTCGTCCAGACTCATTGGCGTCAGGTAGCGGCGCGTTGCCATGAACTCGCAGGCCAGCACGTCAAGGCGGGAGTCAATCTCGCGGGCGTGGTCGGCTTCACTCAAAGACATTGCGGACGATTGGGCCGCGTCGATGATGCCTTGGATTTTCTGGTGCATGGTTTTCATTGTCCGGTTCCTGCTGCTGGGGGTGGATGGGTTGCCGGGGTTGCCCCCGGCTCTGATTATTCGACGGAAGTGGTCGAAATTTCACGCTGGTAGAGGCTGATCGCCGCGTCGGGCCATGCGGCGCGCAGGCCGATCATAACATTCCGTGCTGTGCTAATGTTTTCCATCCAGTCGGTGCGGAACAGGTGGGCGTATTGCTGGACGCCCTGCCAATCCAAGGTTGGCTTTGCGGTTGCGACGTTGATCTGAAATTGTGCCATGTGTCCGGTATCCTGTGTGGGGCGACTCGCCCGGTGTCTGTATAGACAATCTATCGGTAAATATTACCGGGGGTCAATAGGATATTTTCACCCCGCTTTTTTACGGGGCCTGTCTTTAGGTTGGGGGTCGGCGTTTGGATCGTGCAGGTGCATTGAGATATAAACTGATAGTCCATATCGCGCGCCCTTATGTGCGGCGCAGGTGGCGGTTAATCTTCGGCATGAGGCTCTAACATCATCCTCTTTAATGCTGGTGCGTTTCATTATGTCGTGAACGGTGCAATGTTTGGTCAGGCTTTTAAGTATTACTGCGTCGATACCTCTGTGATCTTCATTCGGAATGATGGGTTGTTTTTTTGCGTTTTTTAATTGCTCTGCATACAATTCCTCGAACGTCATTAGATTAGATTACTTGCGTATGTTCCGATTGCGAAAGCGACGAAGGTGATGATCAGGAAGCCTACGACGATGATGGTCGCGGTTACGGCCTTGGTCAGTATGTCGGTGCGTTCGATCTGGCGTTGTAGTTCGAGGGTATGGTTTTCCATTGGTTCGATCCTTTTACTTGGTGCGAGTGATTGTGATGCCGTCGCGTCCGAGGCTGCGGATTGCGAATTTTTTACCTTCGCGGGCAGCGTAGACGCGGGTGGCTTGTGCTTGCGGTGACATGATGCCGCCAGTGACACCTTCGATCAGGAGTGATCGGCCCACGGTGATGAACGGCAGGTCAGGCGGGACGCGGTAGTTCATCTTTACGACTTTGTTCACGGTGCTTTCCCCTTCTGGTTGCTGTGTAGACAATACTCGGTATGCATAGACGATCAAGCGGTATTTTTGGGGGGGTCGAGCGATGTGGCGTGAATGTGTATTTTCGCCATAGTGTCAGTCGCTTGCTGGTATGTTTTGCAACGTCTGGAAATAACTTACAGGATCGGCCCAAATTGTTAGACGTTCTGTTAGGGATTATGTGCGGGTTTATTGAGGAAACCGGAATATCGCGTTTTTGGGCGTAATGGCTTGGTTTGCCATTTTTTCCAGCGTTTTCAACACCTCTATATATATATATTTATTAAAAAGAATATATATATATAGATAAAGATACCTCGTCTAGAAAACTGGTCTAAGGGGGGGTGA